TACGTGGCCGCAGAGGTATCGGTCCAATAGACGCAGGCCATTCCGAAGGAATAGAGCCTGCGGTCGAAGTTGGAGGCATCCACCGTGACGTATTTCCACTGGTCACGGTCCGGTGGGTAGTAGGTCAGCTGACCTGCCTTGTGGGCGTCCAGTTGGACCACCCACTCCCGCTGGGCCACCCCCGTCTTCACGGGGGTGGCGGTGTCGTTGACTCCCTCGAGGAAGGAGAGCCAAACCGAACCCGAGAGGGTCGAGATGAGGGTCGGCACGAACAGGAGGGTCACCCTCCGAACGCGAAACCTCTGGTGGATGGGGGCAATGTTGGTCGCGCATCGCGAACCGAAAACTGCCACCTGACCCGCCGAGAGTAGGAGCTGGTACGCCGGCAGGAGGTCAGATGCCCCTGCCGTGTTGGAAATCGCTCCCATGAAGGCGTTCCCCAGCACCTTTGTGATCTTGCTCCCATCGGGAGCCGTCACCGTTGCGGACTGGATGGCCGGCAAGGTCAAATCAGTCGCATACGAGGAGGGTAGCTGGGTCGTGTTGACCGTGGGAAGGACCTTCGACACCTGAGCCAGAAGCTCGTGATCGCCCGTGGTCTTGACCTCGCCCGCCAGGACGGGGACCTTCGGGGGAAGGTCTGTGTTGTTCCTGGTGAGATCAGTAATGGTGGACGACGTGGTGTCGATAACCTTCATGATGGTGTTGGGGATGTCGAGCAAGGCCCCGGCGTTGCCTGAGGCCAACTCCCCCACATCCTTGACGACGGACTTTCCGGCATCGAGAATCTTGCCGAAGTCAACGTCGAGCAGGCCGACGAACTTGCGTTCGGCCTTGGTGAGACCCTGCACGTCCACGATGCGGCCCTTTGCCACGCCGTCTTTTACGGCGAGCAGGAACCCATCGTGGGCACTGGACCCGCGGACAGGACGACTGCCTCCCGGCAGCTTCGCTCCATCGCGTCTTCCAGCCACTGTTTGTTTGGTTTTATCAAGTTGTGGCTGCAGGGGCTTCTTCGCCCCCAGACGTCCTGTCTCCCTATTCAGATTTTTCTGGTTTTGGGACATGGATGAGAGAATGGTCACCTGAACTGGTTGATCACTCCCGCAATTTCCACGCGCTTCCGAGGATCCCGGCTTTCCCAGCCGAGAACATATGCAGACCAATCTGCAGCGCGCAGCCGAAGGGCTGCCTCGGAACCATGTGCTTGGTCGATCGAGATCAAGACCCGCGGTGGAGGGGAAAACAATGGGTCCCAGCCCTCTGGCCGGTTCCCAATCCACTCCACGCACGAGGCGCGGAAGGTGTCATGCCATTCTGCCAGGCGACTCCCGAAGTCAAGGAGGTAGCCTGACAGCTCATAGAAGGCGCTCCACCCCTCCTCACTCCAGAGGCGGGGGGCGTTGTGTTCGAGCGAGACCCTGATCCAGGTCTCCAGACGGAGCCTGAGATCGCCCAGGGCCCACGTGACCTCACCCCCCTGTTCGGAGGGGAGGTCCAGCAGGTCCTCCAAAGGGCGAAGGGTGGGATCTGCCAGGCGGCAGTATCCCAAAGAGAGCAGATGGAGGACGATATGGTAGCCCAGTTGGGCGATCAGATCATCGAGGTCCACCGCGCTCGTTTCGAACAACTCAGGTACGCCATGGATCTGAAGGGGGTGACCCCTCAGCATCTCATCGCGGAACCTGAAGCGCTTCCTGTCGATCCTTCTCCTGTCACGGCAGTTCAGGGGGTACTCAATCCCTGACTCTGGTGTCAAACCAGCGCCCCCGAGCCATTTGGGGACGCGGGGGCTTGAGTAGCCCCCCCAGAGGTGGGTGGTCCTCCTTTCAAAGAGGGTCCCCAACACACGTCGGACAGGTTCTGGATGATCCCTCACTAGCTCCTTTTGGAGCTCGCGAAGGGTCTCCCTGGACCACCCCGGGTCATCATGCGCCATCTCTTCAAGGTGCATGGAATCCCGTTTGACATGGTTGTCCAGGAGGATGGCAAGGTTCACGTACGGCACGCGCCGGAAGTGGCCAAGCCTCCTCTGGAATTCGACAGAATTGATGTTGGCATAAGCAGCAAATTCGCGGGTCTTGGAGTCATGGTGCTTCAAGCCAACCCGGTTGGAGACCCCCCGTTGGCGCGCTCGGAACCCAGGGGGCGATGCAACAACGGCATCATCCCCATTGATTAC